TGCGCGAGTACCCGGTGCGATGGCTGGTCTGCGAATGCACCATGGACGATGTCGTGCTCGGGCTCAACCGCAGCAGCATCAACCCGCTGAGCGTGCTGGGGACCGTCATCAAGTTCGGAAGCGACTGGAACATCCCGACCATGTTTTGCGGCGACGCGCGGAATGCGGCGCTGTTCGTCGAGCGAATCCTTTGGCGGGAGTGGACGCGAATGCAAGAGGCAAAAAAGATGAAAGCAAAGGAGCAAGTGAGATGACCGAATATTGCCGCGAATGCAGCAAGCCTGAGCGCCTCGTACTCGCGACGCATGGTGAGCTGTGCGTATACTGTGACCACAACAGCTTGCGGTTCGGTGGATGCCGGATGTTGCGGGTGGCCGTCGAGATGGCCAGGGATGGCGCCACTAATGACCGTAGCTTGCCCGAGAACATAGCGGCCCGTGAGCGCCTCGCCGCATTCGACAAGAGCAATGCCCCGCGGCAGACAGCGGATTCGAAGATGCTTGCGTTACCTCATCCGTGGAAGAGCGATGAGGGGGAACCGTGACTCCCACCCCCGAGCAAATGGCATCCATCAAAGACCGCGCGCATGCCGCAGCCCAGAAGCGCGTCGCGGCTGAAGTCGGCGAGCTCGTGCTAGCTCGAGCAGTCCCCGACAACATGAGCTTCGCATCGATCGAGGCATTCGAGGCCTACGCGCAGCAGGTCCGCGATGCCGAGCTCGCCCACGAACGCGACTGGACCGCAAGCTACTTGGGGCACTACTTCCGAGCTTTCGGCTATTACTGCGCCTTCGAACTGAGCGGGGCGGATGCTGAATTCGCGAAGGAGTGCATGGCTGACGCGAGCATCTGCCGCGAGATTGAGCATCGGACGGCGATGGTGACGGAGGATTTGAACGCATGACGCCGGATGACGAAAAATACCAAAAATGGTGCTTAGCGCGCATTGCCAAGGGTCACAGTATTGTGCTGCGAAAAGCGGTATGCAGAGCAGTCCCCGCGGTGAAGCAGCAGATCCCGGGCGTCACGTCTAAGGTTCTGCTGGGCAAGACCGCGCAAAATGCAATGGGGTGCGGGGAACTGGCCCTAGAGCAAGCATTGATGAGGTTGCAGAAGGCTGGTGTCATAATCTGCACTAACGGTATCTGGTGGAAACCATGAATGCGCGCATCACCCAAGCCAAACGCTGCGGCCGCTGCGGGGAAGAAAAGCAGCTGTCGTCGCGATTCTTCACCCGACGCATGGAGCCGGGCTACTCGCACCTGTGGCGCTCGGCATGCAACAAGTGCCGCACCGAACAGCGGGCAGAAGCATCGCGACGAGCTCGGGAGCGAAACGCGAAAATCTGCTCGACCTGCGAGGACAAGACGCCGCAGCCGCTGGAGAATTTCTACGTGCGCTCATCGGCCTACGACGGCCGGCAGAATCAGTGCAAGCTGTGCGAGGCTGTCCGGCATGGGCTACGCAAGCCAGGCGGCCAGCCAGGGGAGAAGCCTGGCGCTTGGAAAAAAGGCGCGTTTTGCAATACGTGCTTCGGGCTGCCGTGGCGCGTGTACGGGGCGCGGTGCTGCGAATGCAAGCTCGAGCATGCCGCCGAGCCGCCGGTCGAGCTTGTGACCAGGAAGAGCCCGCCGGATGCCAGAGGGTTGTTCTGATCGGTCTTTTTCAAAGCATGCTTTTTGTTCGCGCCCCCCTCACACCTTCCCGCGGTCCCTCAGCTCGCGGGACTCCATCATCGCGTCCGCGAGGTCCCGTGCCACCGCGTAGGGGTCGTGCCAGAGCACCCGATGCGCGATGCGCCCCCAGTCGTCGCCTAGCTCTTCGCCGATTAGCGCTTGCGCTGCGCGGATCAGTCGGTTCTGCTTGACGATGCGCGCCATGATCGAGTCGTCGTAGTCGTCGTTCATGATGTCGCTTCTCCTGCTGTAGTGGTGTCGGGCGGACAGGCTCGAGAGCGTTGCTTGCGGTCCGAACGCGCCGCCCGGTGCGCCCCGCGACGTGTGTGCGTGGGGCGGGCCGGGAGGCGGGTCAGTCGCCTAGCCGATACCAGGAGCCTGGCAATATTGTGGGGACACCGTTGACCACCTTCGCGCGAGCTACACGGTAGTCTTCGACGCCAGCTGCTTTCTGCACAGCATGCAAGTGCTCGGCGCGCTCGGCGTGGTTCATGGTCTCGATCGCATCCTTGGCGGCTTGGCAAGTCGGGCAAGCGTACTCGATGCTCTGGCGACCCATGTTGAAAACTCCGTAACGCCAGGTGTTCGTCTTTTCGCCCTTGCAGCCGTAGATTGCCGCCCAAACGGTCGGGAATACGTTGCAGCGTTTCTTTGCCTTCGAGTGCTTCCAGCCGGAGTTCATCATCACTTGGCCAGCTCCGCGACGATGTAGCCCTCGGCTTTGCCATAGAGGGTCGAGCCGAGCTTTGCTGCGCTCAGATCCAGCGAGCCGTCCGACGCGACCGCGATATGGCCGGCCGGTTTGCCGCGCCAGGTCAGGTACACGCGAGCGGCACCTTCTTTTTCCCAGGCCTTACCTCGGTAGTCGGAGCCCAGGGCGTCGGAGATTACAGCGGCGGTCTTTTCTGCGTTTGTTGCCATTATGGATACCTCCAACGCGTCAAGCCCCGCGTCCTGATGGAGGCGGGGCGAGATGTGGTGGCAATGGGTCAGGCTATGTTTTATGTTCCTTCAGCGGTCTCGAGTTGCGCCGCGTATTGGATGGCGCCGCGGAGCGCGCCCTCATCCTCTGCGCTCAGGCGCGAGTCCAGCTGCAAGTCTGAGGCCCACCCGTTGCGCGCGATCGCAGTAACCTCGTCCACACCGCCAGCCGAGCCGGCCTCATCGACGATACGCGCCGCGATCTCGGCGATGACCCGAGCGCTCGCCGTGTGGCCGGTGAACTCGTTGTTGACGTGCGCTGCGATCATTCGGGCTTTTCTGTTTGCCATTGGGTCGATTCTCCTGTTGCGCCAGCTCCGCGCTGACGATTAGGGCTATTGCAGCCGCCGTGCCAAGCCCACGCGCTAACGTGATCTCGGCCACTTACGCAATTCGGCTCGCGGCGCCGGGATTCTAGGTATGACAGCTGTGTCGCGGTCTACCTGATATCAATACGTTACGCTGTCATACCAAGGATGATACCTGGGTTTTACGCAGGTTTTGCTATGACACGGCCTGCGGGCCAGCGACTGGAACCGGTTCCGCAACGCCTCAGCGTGAGTGGGGCTTGGCTGTCGCAGACGGCGCCCCTCACGTGGATTCGCGCACTTACGCCATCCGGGTGACTGGCACGACTCTCGCAATACTGAGAGGCATGACCAACGTTGAAGCAGTCGAGAGCCTCAAAGCAAAGGGTTACAAGCCGTGGAAAATGCCGGCCCACGAGTGGGAGGCGCTAATGGAGGCTGAGATGGGCCTGACCGCGGCCGAGTCGGCTGAGCTGGACGCCGCTCGCGAAAAGGCAGCTGACGAGCGCCTGGCAAAAGGTGAAGCGACGCTACACGCGGCGCGGCTAGCTTCTCAGAAACCCTGAGGGGGTCGGGGGCGCAGCCCCGGGTGTAGGTTACCCCCGCACAATTGAGGCGCGGCTGCGCTGAACGGGCTTGACGGCTCGCGACCGCGTGACGTATATGTCTGCCCGATGCCGACCCGAAAACGCCGTGTTCCGCCCGATAAGATACAGGTCTGTCTCACTCGGGCGGACCGCTATCTCTTGAATCAGCTACACAAACGCCTCGGGGTGAGCCGCGGGGAGGTGTTCCGGCGCGCGCTCAGAGAGCTCGAAGCTCTTGAAGATGGGGTCGCGTGGACAAGGGCGACCGGGGCGTGACGGACCCGATCGACCTGGACGCCGCTCGCAAGAAAAAGAAGGGGCGCCCACCGCACGAAATCCCCAAGACGGATTGGGGCTCCGAGCTCCGGTGTGACCAGGATGGGCGCGTCACGCCCGACGTGGGCAACGCCACCATCATCCTGGCCAATGCGGCGCAGTGGGCCGGATGTCTGACGTACGATGACTTCGCCGATCGCATCTGCTGGACCAAGGATGCGCCGAGCATCCACGGCATGGAGAGGCCGTTGGCCGGGCAAGAGGTTGCCGACCACCACGCCACTTTCGTGCATCACTGGTTCGCCCGCCGCAAAGGCATCACGCTCAAAAAGGGCGCCGTACAGGATGCCATGGTCTCAGCCGCTCGGCTGCGCACGGTGCACCCGCTCCGCGCCTACCTCGCCGGCCTGAAGTGGGACGGGCAGAAGCGCCTCAGCCTGTGGCTCACCGCCTACCTTGGAACACCTGCCTGCCGCTACTCGTCCGCTGTCGGTCGCTGGTGGATGATCTCCGCTATCGCTCGGGTCATGCGCCCCGGCTGCCAAGCGGATCACATGCTCGTGCTCGAAGGCGCCCAGGGCCTTGGCAAAAGCTCGGCGCTCCGAATCCTGGCGGGCGACTTTTACCTCCCCAGCCTCCCCGACATCAAGAACCCCGCCGGCGGTCACATGCTCCAAGGCAACTGGATTGCCGAAGTCGGCGAGCTCGACGCGCTGCGTCGGCAAGAGCTCACAACGGTCAAGGACTTCATTACGCGAACCGTCGACAAGTACCGCCCGCCTTACGGGCGCTTCCAGGTCACGCGGCCCCGCCAGATGGTTTTCGCGGCGACGACGAACGAGGAGGCGTACCTCCACGATGCCAGCGGCGGACGCCGGTTCTGGCCCGTGGTGACACACAAGCTCGAGCGGGAGATGCTCATCCGCGATCGGGACCAGCTCTGGGCGGAAGCCAAAGCTGCATTTGAGGCCCGCGAGCAGTGGTGGCCGAGCGATGAGCTGACCCCGGACATTCGCGAGGAACAGTCAGCGAGGCATGCGGGGGATGAGTGGGAATCGACGATCGCCGCCTGGGTCGAGCTTAAGGTTCGCTCAGGGTTTTCGGTCGGCGATGTGCTCCAGTCGTGCCTGGCCATCGAACCCGGAAAATGGACCCGAGCAGACCAGACTCGCGTGGGTCTTTGCCTTAAAATGCTGGGGTATGCGCATCGCCGGGAACGCGACGCAACGGGCAAGCAAGAGAAGCGATATTACCCGGATCAAAAGCAGCTGAGTATACCCGGTTCCGAATGAGGAGTACTCACACTTTCCCAAGCGATTACGCGATGGTTGCTACTGCTGAGTATACCGAGCGCACCTAGAATTGAGTTTCCAGAACCACTATACTTTCTAGCTCTAGACCCTGACCTAGGTATACTCAAGTCTACTCAGTAAGATAAGCAATGGTAATAGTAGAAGAAAAGGTGAGCACACCTACCAGTTTAGCCGGTGTACTCAGGTTTACTCAGTGTACTCAACCAGTAAGATAAGGTAGGAGAAGATGCGAAAGATAAAGGCGAACGGGTGGCGACGGCATGCGACGGGGATCGTGGCTTACTGCGCGCTCACTGGACAGCCCTGTGTGCGGTGCGCGGAGGATGAGCAGGGTGACCTATCCTGGAGTGTGGCTAAGGCTTGGCGGAGTCGGAGGATGCGATGAGCGGAGAGGCAAAAAAGGATGAATTCGTGTGGTTGGTGCTCGACGCGCACGGCGCCGTGGTAGCGGCCAGGCGGACCAAGCCCGACGCTGAGAGCACCGCGCGGATGCATAATCAGGTCGGGGCGGACGACCGGAGGAAGCCGTATCGGGTCGAGGCGAGGAAGACGTGAGTTCCGTTTCACGCCAATTTGACTGGCCCCGACGAGCGGCGCGCTGTAGCCTCACCCTTGTCCGTTCCGTGAAGTTTGGACAAGGCCAAGGCGTTCTACGCCGGGGCCCGATAAGAAGCCGTCTCGCAAAGGCGGCTTCAGTCGTTTTCACACACTCCTATCGTGTTGGTAGCTCGCCCGCGCGTGACACGAATCTTCCGAATCGTGGCACGACATGACCGGTAATCTCCGGCGGGCAGCTCCTGAGCCCTTATTGCGGCTCTGGCGCTGGCTCCAGACCAGTCGGGAGCGGCGCAGCGTGCTCGCCCCTAACCCCGACGCTAGGCTGCTCGCAGCTGTCACCAGAGAGCTCGTAGCGCGCGGGCTGCTCTAGCCCTTGACATCCGGTATGGCGGCCTGTATCTGTCGGGGGCATGATCAATCGCGGCTGGCGAACCCTGGCGCTGTACCTTGCTGGCCTTTTGCTGCTGCTCCTCGGGGTGGGAGCCGAGGGCTACCGTCGAACCCAGCGGGAGACCGCCGCGGCACAGCGCGACCTGCGCGATGCCCTCGCGCTGGCCGACGAAGCGACCGCCGAGCAGGGCGAGATTCTTGGCGAATACGGCCAGCTGCTCACAGATGCGCAATTCGCAGCGGCCCAGTACCCGCTGTGCGGCGCGCTCATGCGAGCCGCCCCCGACGCCCCGCCGCTCCCGACTGCTCTGGCTTCCAGCCCCTGACGCCGAGCAGCTTGGCGCGGTTCTCGGCACGCCGTCGCATGGCAGCCCGTGTCGTGGCGGCCTCGAGGGCATACCATTCCGGAGTCAGCGGCTTGGGCGGCTCGACCTCGGGGAGGTACCAGGCTCGAGCGGCGCGGACGCCGTACAGCAGCGAGTCGCAGCAATGGTTGTCGAATCGCGGGTCCTCCTGAGCTCGACCAGGCCCCCACTGCAGCAGGACCATCTCGTCGACAAGCTGTTCGCAGGCTGAGGTCACAATCCGGATCGTTCCAGAGCGCAGCTCGCCCTGCACAATCTCCTGATAAGCGCGCTTCTTGCTCTTCTCGGCCGCCTCGCAACCAATCCCATAGCGTTGGCGCATCTCCTCGGCGTAGCCCTTGCCCATGCCGCCCTCGTCGACCACGATGCGCAGGCCGGGGCCAAGCTCCTCGCGGTGCCGCTCGGCGTGCGCAGCCACAGCGCTGGGGATCAATCCGGTCATCGACACCGAGCGCGTTACCCAAATCTCCGGGTGGTCTCGCCGGAAGCCGAGCACAGTGAATGCCGTGGCGTCGACGAAACCGACATCGATGCTGAGGATGTAGTGGTCGAGCTCGGGGACCTCGCGCTCGCCGACGCCGTTGGTCTGCGCGCTGAACGGATACACCAGCGAGCCCTCGTCCCTCACCCAGTCGCCAAGGTACTCACGGCGGTAGGTTGCCGACGATTGGTCGAGCCCGTACGTCCGGCAGAACGTGGCAATCTCCGCCGCTGCGTCGGGAATGTGTGGGTTGTCGAATATGGTCCAGTGATGCGTCGGCCACTGTGGGGCGCCATCCCCTGTCGATACCTCGTAAAATAGCCCGGCCGGTATCGGCCCCGGCGTCCCGGCTAATAGCAGGTCACCGGCCTTATCAATCAGCGCCGGCTCAAAGGCGTCGGTGACAAGCTCATGTAGGAAAGCGCCGTACTCCTGCGATTCGTCGATTGCAACGCGCTTGTACTTAGAGCCCCGGAACTTGCCAACCTCCGACTTATCCTTACAGCCAGCCAGCCAAATCTGATGCCGGCTCATCCCGACAACGACCAGCAGCTGGCCATCAATCTCGCGCAGACGGAGACCGAGCTCCGGGTAGAGGCTGGTGAAGTGGTCGATTGCTGGCGCCAGGATGCGCCGTGCGTCGCCTTTGGACCTTGCGACGTACACAGACAGCCCCCCGGGGTCGTCAAGCGCTCCTAGGACCAGCCAGGCCAGCACGCCGTGGCTCTTGCCTGCTCGCCTGGAACAGATGGCGACCTTGCGCCGCGATGCGTCAAACACGAACGCGCGCTGCTTGGGGTGGAGGTCGGCTAATATCTTACCTGCAATTGCCTTGTGCGCGGCCTGCCGGCGGACGCGACGCTCGAGCTCGACGCGGAGCTCAGAAGGGAGACGGCTGAATTGCTCGGGGGTCATCCGGGTCACGGAACAGATTGCAGCAGTGCTGAATCGTGCACTCGTGCTTACACCGCTGGCAGATGGCAGCGAATAGTTGCCATTTCACGGCAATCATCGGGATGCGGCAGCACGCGCAGCGCCAGCGGAGGATCTTCCCGGGCTCGGTCACCGCATCCTCCGGAACTTTTTCATGGGCTTGAGCTGTGGCGCGACAGTCAGGCCGCGACTCGCGGTGGTGGCCGGCGTCTTGTACCTGGAGCCGCCGCCGAAACCCATACCTGATGTCACGATGGGAGGCTGCGTCGCGTTATTCAGCGGCACGAAGAGCAGGAAGCTACCGAGGCCGCCGGCCATCAGATCGCCCAGTGGCTGTTGATTGCGATCAGAAAAGTGACTACGCCGCTCGTCGTCACCGTGCCGAGGTTTTTGCCGCAGATGGCGAAGAACTCGCCGGGCTGCACGATCATATCGGTTTGCGGCAGGATTGGGATCGCGGCAGTCGGCACAGTGAGCGCGGCGGCGGTAGCAGGGAAGGCATGCATCCCGAGGTACTTGCGTCTCGGCGCTTTCGCGTTTGCTGCCTCTGCCGTGGCCAAGGAGACAGCGGTATGGCCCCATGCGGCAGAATACACGTAGGCCAGAGGGCCGCCCACGAGCGCAGTGGTCACGATGGCGTCGATCTTGATCGAGTCAATGACCAGCGTTCGGCCGGTGACCGTGGCTGAGCCGGCGGGGTTCTGGAAGCTGCAGATGATGCCGTCAGTGTTCGCGGCGAGCGTTGGCAGAGCTGAGAACTGGCCGCCGAGCCCAGTACCAAGGGCGGCCGTGGTGTTGGTCATCGCGGCGCCCGCGCCAGGCGCCTGGCTATTCGTGAAGGCCGCCGTTGACCCCATGGTGTTTCCGGCCTGACCCTGCGCGCCCGAGTGCCCGGCCAAGCCTTGCTGCTCGGCAACAGACATGTTCCACGCCTGGCCGCCGAGGTTTACGCCGTACTCGACCACGCGGAACGTGGTTCCAGCTGAGGCGACAGTGCCGCCGATGGCGTGGCGAATCGATACCGGACACGAGCCCGACTGGAATGGGCGAGGCCTCGAAGTCGAATCGCTGCTCAGCGTGGCCATCCGCGTATAGCCGTTGCCGTCGCGCAGGTCGACCCAGAACACACTGATACTTGGCTGCGTCTGGACGATCACATCGTATTCAGTGCCGCCCGATGGGACCCATGTTGCGCCGCCGCTTGAGACCGTAAAGGCCGAGGTCAAAGTCTCGGTGCCGCCTGAGTTCATCACGCCGAATACGCCCGCGCTTGTCGCGCGCAGGTAGACACCATCGGTTGGCGCGTACGGTGTCGAGGTCGGGCGCTGGAATAGGCCCCAATCTACCGTCGTGTTCGTGCCGAGCGCGCTGCTAAACGCGATCTTGAAATAGACCAGGATCGTTTGGCTCGAGCCGACCGGAAAGAATCGCCGCGTACTGAAGCCAACGCCGGTGTTGATCGTCGTGATGCCGCTCGCGTTCGTCACGAAGCCACTGGTGAGGTAGCTGACGGTCATCGTGGTGGTATCGATCGTATGCTTGCCGGTATTCTGCGCGCCGTAGCAAAACACCTCCTCATCGAGCCAACTGTCGAGCTCAGCGCGCGTGCGAAAGTCCTCGCTGATTTCCGGCGCGAGTAGCCACGGCGTACCCGTTACGGCTCCCGCGTCGATTTCATGCATGGGCGAAACGCGTAGCGCACCACCCGCGTTCATCGCGAGCGGATCGGTTTGCCCCGGCGTGTACGCCGTGTAAAAGCGAGTGACTGACGCTTGCGCGAGCGGCCCGCTCTGCCCTGCCGTTGTCGATGCCTGCGCAACCTGCGTCGCCAGGTTGGCATTTGGCGACACAGCCACGACGAGCGCCGGGTCCGTTGCCGCCGCAGCGGTGCTTGCGGCTTTCACCGCGGCCACATTGGTTCCGTCAGTGTTTTTGATCGGCCAAGCGTTCGCGGTCGAATTCGGGGTACCTTGATTCGCCGTGACTGTGCCGGATACCGCGCTCGTCCCGCTCAGCGCTGGTAGCGATGCCGCCGAGATGGCAACAGTTCCCGCAATCGAAACCGGAACGGTGTTGTTCGGGCTGACCGCGACGACAAGCGCCGTGTCAGTTGCTGCGGCTGCTGTGCTCGCTGCCTTTATTGTGCTCTGGTTCGTCCCGTCCGATTGGCGCACGGGGAACGGATTGGCCGTCGTCACGTCGCCGCCGTCCACGCCCGTCGCGCCGAGGCGAATCTTGGACACCGGCATTTTCACGCCACCGATGTCTTCGTCGATGATGATGTCACCACCGACGCCCGGGTTCAGCGTTGTGTTGTTGCTCACGGCTCAAGCTCGCAAGTCCACGTGGCGAATACTTTAGTCCACGTGGAGAATACTTTATCGCCGAAGGCTTCGTCGTCGTGCGCAATGGCCGTGGATAGCAACACCCAACCGGTGAAGGTGTCCGGCTCGCGTGGCGGCGGTGAGAACAACTTGCCCACCGGGTGCACCGTAACCTTGACGGCGAGCATCAGCCGAGCTCCCACTGTGCGCTGGCGATTCGCGCATCGGGGAACCACTTCTGCCGCATGTTTGCGTTGCTCACGACGCAGAAGCCGCCCGAGTAGCGTTCGATCGTCGCGTCTCCCGAGGTGAACAGTAGCTCACC